TTTCGGATGCGGCGTCGGCTACTACTGCCGAGTTCTCTCGGATGCGGGGTTCGATGTGATGGGTGTCGAAGGCACGCCGGGGATTTCTGAGATAGCCGAGTTTTCGCCGATTCTCACAGCCGATTTGACGAACAGCGAACTTTGGTTTCAGCCCAGAAACTTGCTGTGCCTCGAAGTCGGAGAACATATTCCGGCCAATAGCCAATACGATTTCCTCAATCTTCTGGCTCGCTCAACTTCGAATCGAGTGATTTTGTCGTGGGCCATTCCGGGTCAAGGTGGCTATCATCATCTGAACGAACGACCGAACGAGTTCGTCATCGAGGCGATGAAGACACGCGGCCTCGCGCACAACGCGCGCGCGAGCGACGAACTCCGACAAGCGTCGGAACTGTGGTGGTTCGAATCGACAATTATGGTATTCGACCGAGTTTCCGAGATTCGAGATTGGTCCGACCCAGAAGGCATCCGCCGCGTCTGAGAAAGGTGAGGAACTTCCGGGGCTCGCCATCCTACTGAGCCATTCCCGCCGTCGCGGGGTCATGGTCAGCGTCCGGACCGGCCGTGCCGCAGTTCTCTCTATTTGATGGGAGGGGTATTGAGTATATCAATGATTCGGTCTATCAATACCTTTATTAAGGGGTAGCACCTCCCATAAACTGTAGGAGCGCGAACTCCTATGCGGGAATAACCGCGGCTGGAACAACGGGGAAACACCCTTACGGAACAGCCGGATGCGGCCCGCGAAATGGATAACCGGTCCTCTATTGAATAAAGCCTCGTTGAAGGAATCAATCTGGGACCTACCCGAGCAATCGGGGAACTCCACCCTTCCGGAGATAACGGGAGGCTTCGGTGAGGAGCCGAGGGGCAGTAGTGTATGGGAGTGTAGGGCCGGCGATTCCAATCATGTCGGAACCCCAAGAAACCGGAGCGTGACGACGGCGACCTGCGAAAGCGGCCGAATGGGGGAAACGGATTCGTCACCTCGACATGAGAAACCAACCGAGAAGAAGGATGCCGGAATGGGCCTGTTATACGAGGCCCGGAGCCGGAAGTGGTGTTATTGAAAACTCGGTCTGAAACTCAATCCGGGTATCGGCCGTGAAAAGCCGGCTCGTGTTGGAAGTGTTCGGGGATGGTGGAGTTCGCAGGGAACATGAGATGCGGCCTCAAATCGGAGCCCAGATTAAGACGCTTGATTGCAGTCTTTCTGGGTCGGGGTCGTGCCCGAGCAATTTCGAAAACAAAGCAATTCCCTGCGCCGCCAGAAAGAACACGGAAGACTACCCGGAATCCATTTTCAATTCACCGACCGTCACTCGTGGAAACGGTCGTGCCGGCATTAGGTCGGCGGGGCGCAGGTTATGTGCGGGGTCATGTCCGCATTCGTCTGTTTAGAGTGAGGAACTCACTCAGCGGGTTAGATTCCCGCCGGCGCCACCAAATCTTCAACCCATTCGCTTTTGAACCTCCGGCGGTAGCCTTCTTTCTCATGGGCGAGGCCATCTATGCAGACAAGAACTTCGTCGAAGTCCGGCAGGTCGAGAAGTTCGACGCGCTCGACATCGTTCCGACCGAAGTTCAAATCGAGTATCGCATCACAACTCCGTTCAAGGTCGTCAAGGGCCCAACCGAAGATGACCCAGATGTCGTGATTCGCGGTCCGGTCTATGTCGGCTCGGACGAGATGCTGGACCGGCATGGGGAACTCGTCGATGCTGACGCCATCCTCGCCGCGTGGGACAAATATTCGAAGAACCCGGTCATCCTATACAACCACTCGAAGACCTACGGCGTCATCGGGAAGATGGTCAATGTGATGATGGGCGATTGGGATGAACTCGGTTCGGTCCCGCTCGGCACAGCCCACATCGACGCGGGCGAGAAGGACATCGCCCGGAAAATCAACAAGGGGATGCTCAAGGCGTTCTCCATCGGCTTCATCGCGAAGGCGGCAGTCAAGGTCTGCGAGGACGAAGACGACTGCTACATTCGCTTCACCGAGATTGATTGGGTCGAAACCTCGGTCGTCGATGTTCCGGCATCGCCCGGCGCTCTTTTCTCAGTCCAGAAAACCATGACTCTCGCGCGCGTATCGGAAGATGCTGTCGAACCGTCGGGTCTGGAACTCGTCAATTGTGACTGCGGAGGAACCTGTTGTGACGACAATATTGCCGCCAATAGCCTCGACGAAAACTCGAATCCGTCGGAAAAAACTCGAATTGAAAGCGAGTTAATTTTGAAGGAGGAAGTCGATGTCGATACTTTCACCGAACCACGAGAAGCCGCAAGGCGAGCGTCGCAAATCAAATGCCGAGGTATTCACACTATCTGGGACGCGAAGAACGGTCGGACCTACTACAGACCGTGCAAATCACCCGGCGACTATCACGAAGCCCTCGAAGTCTTCGACGATTCAGTCCCCAGCCGTAGCGCTCCGGGCATTCTCTCCAAAGAGGAAGTCGGAACCGATTTATTCACGACAGCCGATGAAGCCACCGAGCGCGCGAGCGAGTTAGGATGCGAGGGCAGTCACCAGATGGAAGACGCGAACGGCAACACGCTGTTCATGCCCTGCAAAACACACGATGATTACGAGGCGTCGCTGGGCGATGAGATAATCGACGAACATTCAGATGGCGATTCGGTTAAGAACCACCTCGCGGAGTCGGATGGGCTAACGGAGCAGGGAATTATGACCGACGCTGAGTTAGAATCGACCGAGGAAGTCATCGACGAGCCCATTGAGGAAGTCGTTGAGGCTGAGGTCCCAGAATTACCAACTGATGAGAAAATCGCAGGCACAGTCGAAGATGAGGCTGAGGCATTCGGACTAACTGTCGAGGGCGATGAAGTCACCGAGGAGGCTGAGGCCACCGAGGAGGAAGCCGCTAATCCAACCGGAGTCGAGGTTCTGATGGAGGTCGTTGGCGTCCTCAAGGACTTCGAGGCACGCATGGCTTCCATCGAGGGAGTTATCGACAACACCAATTCATTGAACGACCAAATCGAGGAACTGAGCGCTAAAATCACCGAGCGCGATGAACTGATTGAATCGCTCACCAGCGAGAAGGAGGCAGTCGCCGCCGAGGCCGAGATTGAGGCTGAGGTCGCAAAGCGCGTCGCCGCCCATCTCAGCAATGCCGGCATCACCGAGGCCGAGAAGCCCGAGCCCGCCCGCAAGACCACAACCACAGACGATGACGCCCACCGCGTCAGCGATGTGACCAGATTCGACCCTCAGCCCGAGGTCAGTAAAGGCATGAACGGATTAGCGTCATGGCTCGAAGCGAACATCGGTGCCCGTGGGTCGCAATAAAAAACGAAGTGATTGAAATGACCAGCGAAGAAATAGAGTTCAATGATGTCGTCGAGAGAGTGAAAGCCGCCCTCGCGGGGGCCGCTTCATCCACCGGCGCTACCATGCTACCGACCGAAACAGCAGATGAGATAATTCAGATTGTGTATGAGAGAAACTTCATGCGCTCCCTGTTCCCGGCTATGCCGATGAGCAGGCGTATCGTGAAAGTGCCGAAACTAACCGGTTCTATCTCGTTCCACCAGCAGACCCTCACGATGACTGAGGCTGGAACTGCGTCCGACGAATCTCGCTCCACAACCGGAGAGATTCAGTTAGAACTCAAGACGATGATTGCGAATGTCCCTATCGGGAACTACCTCATCGCCTACGGAGTCGAGGGACTTCTGACCGTTCTTCGTGACGACATCGCCAGCAGGCTCGCCTACAACGAGGAGAGCCTACTGCTGAACGGCGACACCGAAACCGGTTCGTCCTACGCGGACAACATCAACGGCGCCTACCACGCTTCCAACAACCCGACCGGAGTCGATGCTAACGACAACGACTACCTGCTCGTGTTCGATGGACTGCGAAAGTCGGCAGGCAAGACCGTCACCGTCGGAGGCACCTTCGCCCTCAGCCACATGAGGTCGGCAATCAACGAACTCGGCGTCTATGCAGACAACCGCAACGACCTCGCGATGATTGTTCCGAGGAACCTCGAAGTTCAACTGCTCGGCACGACCGAACTACAGACCGTCGATAAGTATGGAGCCGGCGCAACGATTCTCTCCGGAGAACTCGGCCGCATTTACGGCATCCGCGTGTTCGCCACCGGCGTCCTCGCGACCAACTTGAACGCCACCGGCGTCTATGACGGCACAACCACCGACAAGACGGTCGCGCTTATGCTCAATGTTCGTTCGCCGCTAATCGGGAACCCGACTGTCGCTGAGAGGCGATTCAGTATCGGCTTCCACGATGAGCCTACGAAGGACAGATTCGTGCTGATACCGAAACAGGACATAGCGTTCGGAGTTCGATACACCGACGGCGTGTGCAAACTTGTCGGCATCACCACGATATGAACCGGCTGAGTTAGTCGCTAACCTTGACTCCCCGGAGCCGAAGGCATCGCTGATAAACCGCTGAGCCCGCTGTTGAATCCATGCCGTCGTCTGGCTACTCAATGGGACCCCTCATCATAGGGGATTCAAGTCAGACCGCAATCGACTATTGCGAACTGTCGGACATCGAGGCATACTCGGGCGTGACTTTCAGCGACGGCATCGGACCAACCGAGTCTGAAATCGCCACGATGATTTCTAACGCATCTCGGCTTATTGACGCCTATATCGGAGAACAGCAGGCTGGGACACTCGGCGTCGAGGAGTGGTTCGACACGGAATATTTCGGTCAGCACATCGTTCTCGGAATCCGCCCGGTCCAATCCATCACTTCGATTCTATCCACGAAGGGCGACGGCTCGACGGACGAAACGCTCGTCAATAGTCGGGACCGAGATAGTGGCGATTATTGGTTGGCTAACGGCGGAGCCGGAATCGTTCGGTTA